GCTGTCGTGGCTGCGGATTCCGCCGCGCGTATACCTTCCTCTCCAACTCTAATTAAGTCCCGCAGAGCAAGGATTTCTTGTAGGACTTCTCTGAGCCGCTGCCTCGCGCCGCCGATCGGCGCACCGCCGCCAAATATCCCTTTTGCGTTAGGGTCTCTAGCATATGGACGTCTTGCGACTAGTAATTCAAGCTGGGACTGCTCTTCAGTTTTACTGTTCAAATCTATCCTGAGGTTATTTACATGAGTGTCCAAGTCTATCTTGCGGAGACCCTGAACAGTCTTGATAGAGTCGGCAAGGCGACCAGCCTGGTCTGTCGCGCCGAGTAGCGACTTGGTGAAATCGTCCGCTGCGTCCTTTCCATCAAACAGTTTACCGATCAACGGAACCAGCGCGATTGCGCCGATGCTGAGCGCTAGTCCCCAAGGCCCGCCAAGGAAACCCGCCACCCTGCCAAGCGCGCTTCCCGGCCCCCCGCCCATCAACTGAAGCGCCTGCGTTGTCTGGCCTAACTGTTGCGCAAGCGCCTGCAACGCTGGCGTGCCAGACGAAACCTGCGTCGTGAAATCGTTGATCTGGAAACCAAGCTGCTGGAACCCCGCGCGCTGCTGACCGGCGGAGTTGCCGACCCTCACGTTCGCCAGAGCGAGTTTTTCCGCCGAACCCGCTGCGCTCAATTGGGCAATTCGCAGTTGCCCCGCCGCGCTCGATGCCATGACATATTCCAGCCCGGCCTCGTTGACCCCACGCCCCGCCCCCTTGGACGCTACGGCAAGTTGTTCCGCCGAACGCTGCGCGCGGCCACCCGCTGCGGTAAGTGTGTCGAGAGCGCCCGCTGCGCCCGCCGTCTGGCGGCTGTCAACTGCAATGACGAGGTTGGCGAAGTCCGTCATGCGGACACCGCCGCGCTAGTGGCTAGTGGCCAATATCCGCGCGCATACAGTCTACCATTCGGGTCCGCTGCCAATCTTGATGCTTTTGATCGTAACCCGCTTCTAGCCAGGCTATCTCGGCCCTGGCTGCGGCCACGCACATCTGCGCGCGACTGCCAGAGATTTCCACGACCCGATACTCGCGCTCGGCGTTCTTCGCCGCCTGATTGCACCCGGCCAAAGCCAGCGCCAGCACCACCGTTCCCATTTTCATGGGGCAAGCGCATAGCATAAACCGCAAGGTTAGGCGAAGTGGTCATTTCGTCGCCTTCCGAGCGGCATTGACGCGCATATAGGCCGCGTCCCCGGCCTTCACCGCTGCGATCTCCCATGACGCCAGACGCACGCCCCGGACCCGCTGCCATGCGTCGATCTCGACAAACGAAATAGGTGAGGGTCCGCCCATGCCCCATTGCCGCGCGTTGTGCAGTTCCATGAAGTCGCGCCACAGCGGCCCGCACCCGTCCGGCAACGGGGGGGCTTCATTGAGCAACGGGTGCCCGTCGCCGGTCATGCGGCGGTGACTCAAAAGATGTTCGCGCAAGGCCACGCCGTCTGTCTGCGGCTGCGCTAGCTGGAACTCGACTTCGGCGAACTTGCCGAAGTCGCTGGCGAGTTTCCCAGGTAATTCCCGAGCGTGCCGGTGGCCTTGTTCAACTGCCACCGGACCCAGCGGAACTTGCGTAGCAGGACCAGCACGTTATCCGCGCTGAACTCGTGACGCTGGCCCGCGATGAGGATAACCGGATCGCTGCCCCCGCCGTTCACCGTTCGCCAGCCTTTGACGCAGGCTGCAATGGCGCGAAGCCCGGTTTCCTCCTCGTCGGCCAGCAGCAACGGCTCCTCCGGCTTGCCCTTGCGTTGTGCTTCGAACTCCTTGCGCCGCAGTGCATCGCCCGCAGCTCGAAGATATTGCTGGAACGTCTCGCTCTCCGCGCCGACCACGGAAACGAACACACCCAGCCCCTCGCCGGTTCCGGGGTGTTCAAGCTCGAACTCGGAGGGCTTATCCGAAAGCGTGGCAAGATCGAGCGGATCGTAATCGAAGGCGGTATTTTTGGTCATTGTCATTCACTCCGCAGTGTGTCCCGAGGGTGGCCACTTGCGGACCCCAACCACCCCCGGAACCTGGTAAAACTCAGACGAAAGCCGAATCCTGTATCGAGATAATGGTCTGGTTGTTGGCAAGCGAAGTTCCGCCGGTTGCCGACGAATTGATCTCGGCCACGAACGAATACGTCCTGACGATCTGCTTTTCACCGTCGTCGCCATCGTCGCTGAACAGCTTGACTTGCGGCAGGACGATGGTGACGAAATCGGTCGGGGCCGTGCCCGTATCCGCCAGCACAAGGATCATGTTCGTTGCGGTGGCGTTGTCGAACGGGGTGGCAAGCGTGTCGCTTTCATACAGCGCCGTAAACTGCCCCGAGACCTTGATGCGGCGCCGCTGCACGTCGGGGATGAAGTTGGACCCCACGACCGACTCGCCGTGCGTTACCCCGCCGTCGATGGTGATGGTTGCCGAAGTGATCGCGGTGTAACGCACCCCGCCAATCGAGACATAGCCCGCGACGCTCGCCACTACGTTGGTCGTGGTTTCCGCGCCGGGCGAGGTCAGCACCCGCGCTCCCGACTTGGTGCGCGCCCCCAAGCCGATCAGGCCGAAGTTGGCCGTAACATTGCCGCTTGACGGAACACCAATCTCCGCACTGGCAATCTGCACGTCCGGGAAAAGATGCGAACGGGTCAGGTCGTTGTAAAACTCCTCGAAGGTGTAGTAGTCATTCGTATGCGAGGCGGTTGGCACGAATGTCTTGCGGCCCGGCACGGTGACGGTGCTGCCCGTAATTGGCCCCTCCGCCGTAAGGGTCGTTCCATCGACCACCAGCACGGTCAGGACGGTGGCCGTGACCCCAATAACAAGGATATTCTTGAGCAGGTTGTTGGCGTTGAACGCACCGGCGGACAGCCGGATTACGTCACCGATCTTGATACCGCCGGTCAGGAAATCGCCCGAACCGCGAGTGATCGTAAAGTTCGCACCCGACACGGCGATTGACAGCGAGAGCCCGGTGATCGCCGAGGTTGCCGTTGCCAGTCTGCGGAGCAGGCTTTCGATGAAGCCCTGATATGTCAGCGGCGAAAGCAGGCCGTTGATGCTGCCCTGCGACTTGGCAACGCCGTGCGTATCGCCGGTGTGTTGCTGGTGCGAGACAACCTCATTGGATGAATATGCCTCGCGCGTAGCGCCGAGCGTGGCGGTTTCGCGCCGGACAAGCTGCCCACCAGCCCCGGTTGCAGTGACGTTAAGCCCCGACTGCTTCTTGAAGGCCATGAAGCGATTAATTCCTTGAGCGACGGGCATGGCGTTGTTCCTTTAAGCGACGTAATTGGCGAAGAAACGGATGCGGCAAGTGACCACGTAGCGGTCCTCTTCGATCCGGGCGGGTGCGATTTCCGGCGTCTTTTCGATAGTCGTGGTCACACCCGACGCGGTGAGGGCGAGGCCACGATAGAAGGTGTCCCGGATCAGTTCGGCGCGCTCCGCAGCCGCACCGGGGCCTGTGCCCAGCGGATAGACGAGCTGCACCTGGAGGAAGCCGCGCTCTTGCGTGAAGCGGCCCATTTCGGGATTATCCGGGTCGGCGAGCAACAGGTTGACGCGCTGGTATGGCGTGCCGACCACCGGGACATAGGGCAGGTTTTCCCATGCCGTCGCAAGCGCGGGCGACATTGCTGCCAGCGCGGTCTCAAGCGCGGCGCGGATGGCGACGGCACTCATTGCGCCAGAGCCTTGACGCTATCGTCAACGAGGCTCCGAAACTCGATAACGGTCAGGCCGACAATTCCGCCGGGTTCCCGCCCCCCGTGGCCCTCCTCAAGGCGGCGGGCGTATGGCAGGTTGTTCACATAATAATACACCCGACCCGTTGCATCGCGCGGTATCTCGGCAATCGCCGCCGCTACCGTTCCGCGCCCCGATGGATCGATCCTGTTCAACACGCCCGCCGGAATGGTGCCGACGCCTAGCTGCCAGTTGCCGCGAAACCGCCCGCCCACATAACCGGCGGGCGGCTTGCTTTTCCACTTCTGCGGGTTGCCGACCGGCGAGCGCAGATCGACCTTGAAGATTATCCCCGACATGATCTCCGCAACAACCTTGTCGGCGTTGCCCTTGGCCTTGGCCGCGAACTTTTGCAGGTCGAGGGTGAGGGTCATTGATGCCCCCTCACGACGCAATCAAACATGATGTCCAGCCCGGCGGGGCGCAGCGGGTTGACCGCGACGAAGGTATATTCAGCGACCCCCAAAGTCACAGCGTCACCCGGAACAGGATCGGTGATTGCGCCACCGGTGGTGTTCTGCGCCGCCATGAGCAGCGTTTCGTCGCCAGCCACGATGCTTGTGCCGTCGAACCGGCGATACCCCGACAACGGAAGGATCACCCCCTTTCCAATTTGAGTGGTCTCGGTGATCGGCGCTGTCCCGGTGGCCGGGTCATACGCCCCGCCAGCCTTGCGCGTGAGCGTGACGGTCTGACCCCTGGCTGCGATCATCTGATAGGCGGCGGAGCGTTGGGCGGTGGTCATGCGCGCACCAGCGTTGCCATTGCCGACGATCCGTAAAGATACGGGGACAGCGCCATGTCGGTTGCACGGTAGCGAACCGACTGCGGACTGGCCGACGAATACTCTGTCTCGATAGGGCCGACCTTTTCGCGGATCACGGCGCGGTCAAGGTCGGGATTG